CTTAAGGCCATACGGGTCACGGAGCCATTAGGCCCACCGGCGTAGGCACGCGCCACTCCCAGAGCCTCTGCATAATGGTTTGCGTTGTTGCGCATGCCGTAGGCTGTATAAGTGCCGTTACCATAAACGCCCTTACCAGGCCAATGGGCCTCCCCGCTTTGTAACTGGCGTGAGTAATAGGTGCGGGCAGCCTCATCCCCTTGTGAGCGATCTATCCAGTAGTTGCTTCCTACGCCACGCCACATTTCCGGCACGTTATTGTCATTGACATAATTGGTCAAGTCTTCGCTTGACATCAACTCCGGCTTGGCGTGATACCCGCGTGCCTCATAAATGGCCCCAAGAGCATGATCCCCACCTTCGTATTCAGGCTTGGCGCTAGTATAGCCCATGACAACGTCCCATTCACTGTCAGTTAGCTCTTCCAGTGACCGGCGTTCTGGGCCAATTCTCAAGGTGCCGTTCTTGGCCATTTCAATCAGTTCTTCGGCATTATTGGCGTGCGGGAAGTCCCTCAACTTCCCTGCGGCAATACGCTCCTGTTGGGCGCGTTCCGCTTCCTGGGCTGCTAAGTCAGCCCAGTACTTTTCCATACCAGAGTAGCCTACCAGGGATTCCATGACTTCTTCAAACGGCGCATTCAATTCGGTCATGTACTCCGCTTCGTATTGTAGGCGCTGGTTGCTCCAATATCTTTTCGCCCCATACTTGAGCAACAGATTGGCCTGCTCATGCGAGAATCCAGCCTCCCGCAATCTTTTGCGTTTGGCTGCAAGCTTACCTGTATTCTGGCTCATCGCCGTTCCGGAAGGCACGGAGCCACCCCTCTTCCCCGGCCTGCCAGCGTGACCGTGGTGCCCGGATCCGGGACCACCTTTGACACGTAGCACCCTAGTGGAATCCTCATATTCGAACATGACGATCCAGTAAATGGAAATAGTCTGCTCTTTCAGTTCAACCCGTTCCACTTCCTCCATGCGCCGCTCGTACCAACCATATTCTCCGGGATGTTCATACATCGTATAAGCAGTGAGGTACTTGGCCGGTATCCCCTGTTGTAGATAGGCAGCGGACATTACCTCAAAATCGTCGTTCCCGTGAGCGTCCGTGACAGCCTTCTCAAACATACCCACTGGTATTTTGGCTTCGAATATGGCAATCCTCTTACCCGATACAAACTCACCCACCAACTTCACGGCTTCCGCCTTGTCACTCAAGAAGTAAACGGCTGGTGGCCGGTTCAACCATGGCGCACCAGGGCGCAGTCCAGTTTCCTTGATAGATTCAACATAGTCCTCTGGAGTACCATGATAAACGGTGACGTACCTGTCTATGCCCTTGCGGTAAGCCTCCATCCGCTTGGCAAGGTACTTGTCCTCTTCCAAGTCAACATAATATTGCCTTACTGAGCGATATCCACCCAGATTCTGGATCAATCTCTCAGTAGTGCCGCCTTCACGCCAAGCCTCAATATTGGCCCGTTGCTTAGCTTGCCACTCATCTGATGATGCTGCATAATTAAGGTCGTATTGGTCAACATACTTGGCAAACTGGCTTGCCTCAAGGTGCGTATAGCCAACCTTACGCAATACTTTGCGGGCATTAGCCAAGTATCCCCTTGGCCCTGTGGCCCCTGGAAGGCTTCCACCACGCTTGCCCTTCCTACCAGCGTGGCCCCAATGACCACTACCAGGGCCACCTTTCATGACAATCCGCACCTTGTTCATCTGGGTAATGCCTTCACCTGATGGTCCGTATCATTGACGCCACCCGGTATTGCCAGGGCCAAGTCCTCAATGGCACGCTGGCGCAACTCAGGATCCTTGATGTACCGCACGAGTATGTCCGCCAATCTTGTACGCAAATACAACACTTGCGCAGCAGTCAAAGCGTTCCGACTCTCAATCCGGCTTATCTTGTCAACTAAACTCCCGGTTGCCTGAATCATTTCCATAGCACGCCGGGCACTAATGCCGAAGTTGCGTTCGTAGTCCTCTGAGCCTTCTTCTGGGAATTGGTTTATAGTTTGTTGGAAAAGAACGCGCATGGCCGCCAGTTCGTATGTCAGGTCATAAAGCTTCTTGGAATCTGGTCCGTCAACATAAGCGTCAATGCGGTCTTTTAAGGCCATGCGTGTTTTGTAGGCATATTGGCCATGGGAAATGGCCACATTCTTGAGCGTATCACCGCCGTGGAATTTACAGGCTCCTGTGCCGACGTGGTCAGTTCCATAACCTGCTACGTTGCTGCAACGCCCACCCGCACCTGTTTCCTTGTTACGCACAGGCCGGAAGCACACGGCGTGTAGCTCACCTTGCCACTTAGTAGTCTCGATCCAGTGAGTGTCCCCACCTAATGTGCCAGCGTCAACTTCATGGGTGAGTACATCACTGCTTCGTATCATCACTGCCCTCCTGTGGCTTGAGGTCGTTGTCGCGCTGTATCTTCTTCAATGACCGGCGCAAACTGGGGTCTTCCACGTCACGGATCAAAGCTTGCAAAATGCGCGATAGCTCCACTTCGTGCTGGTGCTTTTGGTCATGCAGCATATTTTCCAACAATTTGATACGCTCATTGGCTTCCGCCTTGACCTCCGCTACCTTCTTATCTGTGGTGGCCTCAGCCTCTGCCAATTCCTTGCGCAGCTTGCGTATCTCAACAACGTTGCCAATGGAGTCTACAATCTTAGCTATGCCGTTGCTCCCAAAGGCTCCTGTCAAAAATGCAATTAGGATCTGCGTGATATTCACTGGCGTTTGTGGATCTTGTTGCATTGCCGCTAATACGCCCATAACGGCTCCGGCAGTGATTTGTAGAATCATGGCAATTACCAGCTGTCATAACTGCCTTATAGCAACAAAGATAGCACGTAGCAGGCCAGCCCGAGCCAACCCAAGTCAACCCGCGCAGCTGTCACGCCGAAGGCACGCAACAGCAGCAGAATAGCAGCGAGTATGAGCAGTAACATGTTTAGGGTCATGGCAATCCCTCCTTACCTTCCGCGACCTCAGCCTGCACCTTGGCCACTGCCTTATCACCAATGCGGCTGGTAGTGACATATGTGGCCGCGTTGCCGGTTGCCGCTGCGAAGAACATCTTACCCAGTTCAAACAGGCCCAATTGCGTGCATTCGACGATGCGCACGTCAGTGTAGCATGACAATAGGCCAACGGCCAAGCTCACAACGAGCAAGGCCACAATATTGACACCTTGCTTGCGGGCATCACTGAATCCCTGGAAGGCCGGGTAAAACAGCGGCACCAAGTACAGCAGCAGGCTGACTAGCGCACCCGCCGCAAAGCTCAGGGTCGTAGGCGTAATAGGTTGTTCCACTGTATCCTCCATCATAAGTGTCGTAATGCTACATCATGAATATATACCCGTTCATGGGATCTTAATGTACATTCCACTGAACACTTTGCTCACCATAGCGAAGGCACGCTCCCCCAGTACTTCCCGCAAATCAGGCAGCAGAGTATCCTCATCCAAAGGGCATTCCACTACTTGGGCATTAGCCTCTTGGCGGTAACAATACCGGAAGAAGGCCAAACTGGAATGATAAAGTGTGATGGCTTGTGAACGTGTCAATACAGGGAATAACTGTGTCAGTTCGGTAATGGCTCCCCGGCTTTTGCCGTACGTGCCGTCAATGATACAGTAGAATATGTGGCGGCTGGCCTCATCCACCACGTTCGTATCATAGCTTGGGAACCGTTGCCGGTTCCGCTCCAACAACCTCTGTAGCAGGTAGTCGTGCTGGAATGAATCAGAGGCTTGGTACAACCCGCCATGCATGGAAAAGTCCAACTGTAGCTCTGCTTCGATCTGGTCCTGGCGGCGTAGCGTATTGGAAAAGTCGTTGCAAACGTTGATGAATATACTGGTGAAATAACTGTGAGAGGATGCTATCTGCGGGTTGTAGTACTTGAGTGCCTTGATAAGCTTGATACGGCACTCCTGTATCATATCATCACGGTACACAGAGTTATACCGGCTGACGATGACCTCTATCAGCGCCTGTGTGCCGTCTAGTATCTGGTCTAATACGTCAACGTTGCCTTGTTGATACAAGGCAATGTACTGCTCTACCTGTTTGGCATCATATATCATCTGACCCTTCCCTTGGCGCAATGATCCGGCTCTGGTGTCTCCGCCCTGGAACGTGCTTAAGACGTTATAACATGGGCATCCTCCCTCATTAGCTGTAAAATCCACAAGGCATCTGCCTCGTTGTCGTCATCCCCGGCATAGCCCAATTGCTGTTGGGCTGCTAAGATCACGTCCTCCTTGCTGCAGTTACCCTTGCCTGTAGCCAGTTTCTTGGCTGCTGTGGAGCTATATGCGCAGTAGGCAATGTCATGGAAATCGCAAAACATCTCAATGATACCCGCCAGCTTGGCGTGGTGTATCACGGCTCCGGCGTGCTTCCCGGCTGGCCGTTCGTACCCTATAAACTTAATGGGACGTTCTTCCACCATCTTGGCCAAGAATGCCCAAAATCGTATCCACTTCATGCCATTGGATTCATCAGAGCTACCGCTGAGGTTGAACGTGCCTACTTCCACGCCAGTGGCCCATCCGCACCGGGTAGCTGGATCCAAGGCCAGCAAGTTCTCAGGTTTCAATGGAAATATAGGCTCATCCGCCTTCATCTTGTAGCTCCTGGGCTGGATGCCGGTAGTGCGCTACCACTGGCATGGTGACCTCATCATCCAAGGTCGGCTTGCGCAGCCTGCGGAATGCCGCATAGAACGTTGGGTCAGCAAGGCTCACGAATACCCGTTCCATCAGCCATTCCCGCAAGGCTGGCAGGTTCATGGGCCTCCAATTGTCTAACTCGCGCCACAAGGCAATCCGGCTGCCAGCCCGGTCAAAGGCCAGCGCCATCACGTACACGTTCCTCACCAGCCTGTGGTCGCCGAATAAGATCAAGTTCTGAGCCATGCTGCCAGTGATATTTCCGCCGGGATAGTCACCCCTGGCTGCGTTCATAATCATACTCAGGCTGTTGTTGTACTGTTGGAAAAGGTCAGTGGCACGCTTGGGGCCAATTTGCTTCACTCCCTTAATATTGTCACTGGTATCGCCCTGTAGGGCACGCCAATGACAATAGGCAGTGGCAGGTATGCCGTGTTGCTGCTCCAGCCATGCCGCGTCCATCAGCACGTCACTATTGGCGTTCCACACCAGGACGTTATCAGCTATGTTGACCGCTTGGAGCAGGTCTTTGTCCGAACTCACCACTATAACCCGGTCATAGAATGGGCTGGCCATGTACGCAGCGTGGTACATGAGGTCATCCGCCTCAATCCAAGGCTCCCGCACGCTCATCACGCCCATGAGCCTTAAGGCTGCGTCCACTTCCACTAGCTGCCGCTTGAACTCGCTGTACTCTAGTGGGTCGCCGTGGTTGCGGTTGGCCTTGTAAACTTCCAGCGCTTCACGCCGGTAGCGCGGAATGCCGCCATCCCAAGTCACGACGATTGCGTCAGGTTGGAATTTTTGTGCGTAGGAGCTTAGCACGCTCAGGAAGCCATAGGTAACGCTGCAGTCAAGCCCGTTTGGCGTGCTGAGGTTGAATACGTGTTTACATTTATGAGCCAAATTATTACCGTCAACAATCAGTACATCCATTGGTAATACCTTTTGACCCTTGCGCCTCAGCGCCCGAATGCCCTCCGCTTCAATTCTAACTCGCCTCCGGCAAAAGTAAAGCCTACTTCCCGTTCCAGTAAATATAGCAGCGTTTCCGCCGCGTCAAGCTTGGCCGCCAACTCCCGTATGGTGGAGGCGAAGCCTGACTCATGGTTTACCTCTTCCGCCAGCTGGACTCCTACCGCTGCTGTGGGCGTCAACCCTTCCCGCCAGTGCGTCCTTACCACGTCATGCCTCCTTGATAATCAAGTCAGCAATGGCATCGTAGTTGTCGTCGAACACGTCAAGCCAGTTGCCATTGCGTTGAATCTTGTGCTCTGTGCCGTTAATGGTAATCTTACCCCAACCACCAGTGACTTCTATCAGGCCATGCTCTGTCAACCACTCGTACGCAGCCAGCCCGTCACTGATGCCGTGGCCGAAGAAAATGGGTAGCTCAGCCTCCCGGAAGGGTACGCACACGCTTGACTTGATGACCTTGGCGCGTGTATTCATGCCTACCACTGCATTGCCGTCCTTGATTTGCCCACCATGCTTGAGCCGGATGCGCACCGAACTGTAAAAGTCCACGCTCTTGCCACCCGGCGTGGCCACGTCATCCCCGAACATCACGCCAATCTTGGTGCGTGTTTGGTTGAGGAACAACCCGCACGCATTGGCTTCCGCCAGCAACCGGCCAATCTTGCGCATACCCTGGCCAATCTTGCGTGCATGTATGCCGATGTGGTGCTGCTCTATGCCTGCCGCCTCTTCCGCCATGGCCGTAGTTGCGGCAATGCTGTCCCAAACTACCAGCATCGGCGTATTCTTGGCTACGGTTCCGGCCTCTTCCATGGCAATCTTATGCTTCAGCGTTGACTCTATGAGCATGAATACCTGCTCAATGGTGTCCGGTGCGGCATAGATGAGTTCATCCTTATTGATGCCTACCTCTTCCATCATTTCCAGGAAGATGCGCGCCTCCGTGTCAATATACATGACAATACCACCATTTTGTTGCACCAGTGCCGCAACTTGGCTGGCAATCAGAGTCTTTCCAGTGGATTCGTCGCCGTGTATTTCGGTAAACCGGCCAACCGGCAATCCGCCTCCCGTCATCCAGTCAAGCACAAGGCACCCGGTAGGTAACAGGGTCTTGACGTGGCACAGGTTGTCAGGATCGCTTAGCATGCTGACCTTGACGCCATCCAGCGTCTTTTGCAGGTTTTTGTCCTTATTGAGGGCATCCACTAATGCATTAACTGCTGACATCTTGCTTGATCTCCTTGAATAGTTCCAGTAATGTGTCAGATTCTTCAATGGAAATGTTCGTGGTGCGCAGGTAGGATTCCAGCTGCTCTTCATCAGTCATAGCGGTCATATCCCCTACCTGCTGGGTTCTGGTACGCTCCACCCGTTTGGCGTTGACTTCCACCGCCGCAACCTTGTACACTCGGCTCCTCATGGCAAATTCAATCGCCTCCGCGTCAACGTCCGTGCGTGAGGTAGCGTCCACAATTACGCGTAAAATTGCGTCTGCTTGGAATTTATTGGCTTCGAGTGCACGTAGCGCGGCAGTTTGCGGATTGGCTTCGCCGGTTACGTCAAGGCGCACCGTGGTCAATGGCCGGGCATCCACGTCAACAAACTGGTAACTGGTTTGCCCGTTCTCAATGGAAAAGTGCACGAATCCCTTGGCCTCTTGCTCTTCCCCAAAATCCACCCGGTCAAGGCTGCCGCTATACACCACTGGCGGAACGTCCTTGCGCCCTGATGACAAGTCCTGGAACTTGTGTATATGGCCCAAGGCCACGTAGTCATAAACCGGGTTGGCTACGTGCTCATACATGGCTTCGCTATCAAGGCCCAAGGCCATTCCCCGCTCGCTACCGAACTGGCAGCCTTGTACGGTGAAGTGGCCCATGAATAAACGCACATCCTCTCCACTGCTGCCAGCTGCCAAATGGTCAAGCTTGGCGTGAATACGGCTCATGAACAGCAACTTACGCTGCTTCCATTCCAGGCCGGTCATCTCCTTGGTTGTTACATACTGTTTTAGCACTGGGAAGGGCATACAAGCCACATACACGCTAGTGCCATTCACGTCAATGGAAAAGGATCCGGCTTGCTCAGTGGCATAAACGTTGGGCATGTCAACCTTGCTGAATATGCCAAGCGTGCTGACCTGGCGGCTCACTGTTATGTCGTGATTGCCGGGTATCATGACAACTTTACACAACCGGCTCAGCCGTTGGATGCGTGCCCCAAATTCACTGACGTAAACCATCAACGGGTTGCGGGAGTGGAATGCGTCCCCACTGAATAATGCCAGTTCTATGCCGTGTTCTTCCACATAGTCAATAGCCACGTCAAGGGATTCCAAGAAGTCAGCCACCCGCGTATTCATGCCAAGGTTGACGTCTTCCGTGCCGTGGGTGGTCACCCCTATGTGAGTGTCAGCTATGTGAATTCCTTCCATGATGCCCTCAATGAAAAGGGAGGCTGTTGCCAGCCTCCCTAGTCCCTCATAACACGCTACCCTTGAGGGGAGGATTCGTCCGGCGCAAGCTGGTCAGGCTATTGCCTACAGGCCACAATCGCAAAGGAAATGGGAAGGTAGCGTGCTAGTTGGCTCGGCGTGACCGTGCCCGGCGTGTGCGCACGTTGGCCACCACGCTGGAGGCTTCCTGAATCGGTTCCGGCTGGACTGCCTCACCGGCATCGTCGCCCAAGCCTTCCACCAATTCCGCCGCAATCCGCTCATAAGGCGCGTAGCACACGCCAAATTCGCTCAAGATTGCGCCATCTTCCTCCGGGTTCATGGTGAGCTTGCCCACACTCAGGTCAGTGGCCGCATCAAACCATTCGTCCATCTGCTCTTCGTCCGGCTTGTCCTTGGTGCCTGCCAGGGGAGTGCTGATCCTGCGCGGCAATCCCTGGTACTCCACATCCCGGTTCTGCGGGCCAGTCTTGGTCTTGTTGATGACAAAGTCCACGCCGTCGTACTCGTCGGTGATGTCGCCGTAGTCTGGGTCAAAGATGGCCGCCCTGATGGCTGCGAACACAGTGGCCGGAGCCGAATAGATCTTGGGGCCATCCTTTTCGTTCTTGCGGTCAATAACGTTCATCCACCAGGTCTTGCTGACCTTGATCTTGCTGGCCAGTTCTTTGTTGCCGGAACGCCACAACTGGTCCTGCAACTCACAGACTGGGCACTTCTCCTCACCGTCGCTGATGATGAACGGGCAATAGATGCGGGAGTTGTCCGGCATGTAGTGGATGCCCACTGCCGTGTAGAACACTTCCATATTGCCCACAGGCGGCATGATGCGGATCACGTTGTCGCCTTCTTCGGTATTGAACCACGCGCTGCGGCTGCCGCCACGCTTGCCAAGGTCTTCCTGCTCTAGCTTCTCCCTGAGCTTTGCCAACATATCATCGTTCTTGTTTGCCCTTGCCATTTGCCTACTCCTTCTTATTGGGATATTTGGGCTACTCCGGCTTCTTCCGGCTGGCCTACTAAACTTGCTGCTATTTGGCCTCAGCCAATTCCTGTAGCTTGGCACGGAAGGCCACATCCGCAGCACTATTTATGTGCATTCCGGCCATGGTGGCTTCCGCCCGTAGGTGCGCCCCAAGGCTCACCAGCATATCAGCCCGCATGGAAAAGGCATAGGTGACGCCACGCAGCGTTTGGTACAGTTCCTTGGCCTTGAGCCACGCTTCCACTACCTGCTGGTAATCGTCGTCACGCAGCACCAAGCCTTCGATCACCTTCTCAGTGAACTTCTCACCACGGCTTATTAGCTGCTGGCGGTATTCGCTGTCGGCAGCCGCGTACTCCTGGTCCTTCTCATTAGCCAGGGTGTTGACCATGGCTTCCGCCTGCGCCTGCAAACGGCTCCAATGCGCGTACATGGCCGCCTGGTGCGTGAACTCACTTGACAAATCTTGTGTATTTATCTCGAGCGAGCTTGCGTTGAACGTTTCTAGCTGCTTCATCAATGATTCCAGCCCATTTAGCATGGTAATCCTCCTGCGCTATGCGCAACTCCTCATCAGTAAACAACACTTCCTGCACCGCGTATACCTCAACCCTGGGGATCCTGTTGAATCCCTTGGCCATGATAAGCGTGAACTGTGGATAGCACCATGCTATCACATAACTCGGCCCATACGGTTCCGGCACGTCATTGTCCAACCCTAGCACCAATGGGCCAGCGTGGAGCATTTGCTCCTTGGGCCACTGTTGCAACACCCGGTCAGCCCACGCGCCAACATCCAGCCCCTTGGTAATCTGGAAGGCACGCTCAGCACGTTCCCCGCTCCATTGGGCAGCCTTGTCAATACTGGAATACCTGAACACTTTGGGCTCAGTGGACTTTTCGGTCATTATCCAACCACTCCTTGTAGCTAATCTTCACGCCGTGATGCGTGCCCAATTCCGCTTCCGCTTCCAGTGGACTCTTGAGCCATTGGAAATCCACCCCTGGGAAGGCTTCCGCCCCATACGCCACTATGTTCTCCATTCGGTCAGTGACCAGGGCCACATATTCATCAACTTCATCCAAGGGCACGTCCGCTACTATCTCATCGTGCACCAGGTTG